CCGCCCATCATCTCCCAGCGCCTTCATGTACTCGTCCATCCGCTTCCCGCCACCACCACAGAAGGCCAATACCATCGCATCCGCCCGATCCGGACTGTTCACCCCTCTGGCGCGTAGCTCATCCTTCCCCTCCAGCGTCAACTTCCCCTTCCCGTTCGTCCGCACCTTCCGGCTCACGAACTGTTGTAACAGCACCTCATCCGTCCCGACCGGCCCCAGGTTCACCTTTCCCTCCTCCACCATCCGCCCAAACTCAATCCACATCTCCGCCGCCCGATTCACAAACTGATCATCCCGGATGGCCCGCTCCCCGAAGTTCACCCGCCTCACATCCCAACCCTCCGCCCTCAGGGCATCGCACATGACCACTCCCATGCCACCCACATCCGCGTAGATGTCCTCGGCCTTCAGCTTCCACTTCCGGAACTCCGCGATGAACCGGCCCACGCTGGCCATCGTGTCCTTGTCCCGCCAGCGGATCAGCCCCTTCACCGTGTTCCCATGGCGGATGACCATCACGCTCTCATCCCCGCCGGCTGAGAAATCGCAGCCCGCGGTCAACCGGTGCCCCTCCGTATCCTCCTTGGGTGGGCCACTCACAACCTTCTGCCAGTCAGCGGTTTTGACCGCGGTCAGGCTCCCGTCATCCTCCATGAACTCCGCGTAGATCATCGAGCGCACCAATGGATGACCCTCTCCCCAGCGGGCCATCTGCTCATCAATCCACTCCTTCCGGATATGCGGACAATCGTAAGCGGTAACGGTAAAGGTCTGCCACTTGCCATCATTCCTCCGGAATACATCGTAGAAGTACCCGGAGCTGCCACCAGGACTGCTCATCAGCAGCGTCCGCGTCGGCTGGCACCGCTCCATCGACTGGAAGATCCCGTCCGGAACCGCCTTCGCCTCGTCCACAATGTACATCAAGTCATTGCTCGGACCCTGCACATGCCAGCCCTCCGCCTTCTCCGGGTTGCTCGCTGAGAATCCAATGCACCGGCTGATCAGCTCCTGGCCATCCACCTTCTTGGGATAGAGGTATCGGATCTCGCCGTCCTTGATCGAGAATCCATTCTCCTCCCCTCCCAACCCATTGATCATCTTCCGCAGATGAGGCCACAACGCGTCGGCCACCTGTCGGTACACACCAGCGGTACACACCACCAAGCTCCCCGGCCAGCGGAGCATGTGCCAGACCACCGCGCTCGCCGCCACCATGCTCGTCTTGCCAGAGCCGTTCGCAGCCTTCAGAGCCACCTTCGAGTGCTTCTCGTTCAACGCCCCCAACACCGCCTCCTGCCACGCGTAGGTTTCACGTAGGCCAAGCATCATCTTGGGGAAGTTCTTCAGCTGCTGAGCCTCCTCCAATAGCTTGCGCTGCTTCCACGCAGGGATGTGAGAACCCATGCCAAGTGAAGGGGATTTCTTGCGCTTAATTTGCTTGACGGGCATAAAATTTGGTTTGGGACGGGGAGGGGGTATATAGGTAACACCCACCCCCCTCTTGGGGTCCTGGTCCCCCCGTGGTCTTACTTCCCCCCTCCGAAGGCACCGAGTAGTGCTCCGCTTACCGACAACTCCTTTCCTCCTTTGCCGGTGTGTTCCAATTGAGCTCGAGCTACGTAACCTCGGGTTCTCTCCAGTAACCATGCGGAGCCCTGCCAGCCGGGACCGCAGGAACGGACTACTGAAGATAACTCCACTTCTCCATTGAATCGGGCTTGTTCCAGTTCTGCTGCGAAAGCCGGGTTCCTGGCAAGGTAGCTTTGCCAGCCGGATCCGTTGTTCCAGAACCCACAGCCAATCGCGATCCGTTCCAAAGGAATCCCAAGGCGAGCGGCTTCAATCGCTTTTTTTGTGACTTCAGTGGAAAGGACTTTAAGGGGTCTCCCAATCTTCTTTCCATTCCTGGTCATTCCTTTCTCAGGGACAACCTGAACCTCGAGTTCCTTCGTTTCCTTTCCCTTTGCCATATCGGCGCATTCTCCCCTCATTCTCCCCCTTGCAATCTTTTTGTTGCCCGAAGTTGACAAGTACCGCCTTCTTTGCGATCCTCCCCCCGTGAACCGATAGTCGGTTCCTTCCTACACCATGAAAACACGCTCAAAACTCCTCCGTGCGCTGGCCTTCCTAGCGCTTAACCTCCTCCTTCTCCCGGTAATCTGGCTCCTCGTTGACGCTATCGTTGGAGGTGCCTATTGAAAATGCGCCCCGAACACTACACTTGGTTACTCGATTCCTGCCGCCCGCTTGCCGACCGACTCCCCGCGCACCGGGAGTTTATCCGGAAGGAAGGCAAGGCAAAGGACATTGAAAAGCGCCTGCGTTGGGACCTGTTCTATTCCGTGAATCGTGCTGCCGGTTCAATGGACACATGGTGTTACCTTCAGACTTCCCATATTGACACGGCGTTGCGTGCGATCATGAAGGAGATTGAAGGGGGTGCCCAGTGAACCTTTACCGTTGCAACGGCTTCCGTTCCGTTCGCGCTCTCGGGATCCGGGACGCCGCCGGGGTTTTCGCGAAACGTGCCGCCCGCCGCGCATTTGGAAGGCGCGGACTTGTCCGAACCCTCGTGGAGGATTCCTACACCCGGAACCTGTCCATCGTGGAGTTCGCCGCTTTCATCGGATATCCGACAGGTCCCAACGAAACGACGGGCCACAATGTTCGTTTTACCGTGATCCATGGAGGTGCCCAATGAACGGATTCATTCTCCACGAAGATCGCGACCGTGTGATAATCGCGACGGGCTTTGAGTCGCCTTCCGACAACCGGAAGACGGGCGATATGATCCAAATTTGGATTCTCGTTCGCTCCATGGATCCCGTCCGCGCAATCAAGGAAGGGTTGGACCGTTTGATTTGCGGTTCCTGCGTCCATCGGGGCGACGGGCACGGGAAAGAGCGCTCATGCTACGTCAACGTGGGCCAAGCTCCGCTGGGCATTTACCGCGCATGGAAAGCGGGCGCATACCTTCCGTTGCCCTCAGCCTCCGTTTTCGCAGGCCGGAAAGTCCGTTTCGGCGCCTACGGAGACCCCACGCATCTCCCCCTTAGCCTTGCGCTCGCGATCGCTGGCGTTTCTTCCGGATGGACAGGCTATACCCATCAGTGGAGAAAACCCTCCTTGCAAGGGTGGCGTTCCCTTCTAATGGCTTCCGTGGATTCCATCGCTGAACTTGTGATCGCCCGCTCGATGGGCTGGTCTACTTTCCGGGTCGGTTCCGAAGCTTCGGTAGGCGAGTCGCTTTGCGCTTCCGAAAGAGTCGGGACCCCCTGCATGGATTGTCTCCTATGCGCCGGGGCCCGTGGTGGAATCGAGTCTGTCCATATTCCGCCCCATGGGACCGGAGCCACGCATTTCAAGGAAGGAGTGGCCAAGTGACCGACCTATTCCGCGCCCTTGGCTATCTCCTCCTTGGCGCTTTCTTCGTGTTCCTGATGGTTCTCTCAGCCCTAGCCGGCAACGGTTGACAAGTCGGCCAGTCTCTCCCTTTCGCATCCCCTAGGTTCCCCCTAGGGGCTTTTCTTTGCCCGGATCCGGCGTCCACTCGGTTCCCTTCCTTCCTTCCTTGCCGATCGCCCGCCCCCCCCTAGGACACCCAATGTCCAACCAGGTGAGACACGCGATGTCCTACCCTTATGAACCGCGCCCACAACTTATGCACCGGCCCATACCCCATACAGAATTCGGAATTCGGAATCTTGAAATCCGGAACCCGCTGGCCCCGAGAATGGAGCGGGAGAATGGAGCGGTAGAAAGTGGGCCAATCACATCCATCTTGGCCTCATGAACTCAATGAGATGCTTGTTATCCGGATACTCCGACTTGGCTTGATCAAACGACTGCTCAAATAGCTTGGTGAACTGTTCTTTGAACTGCCATGAAGAGCGATCAACAGCCACATTTCGCTCTGCCTGTTTACACATAACATACGATCTGAGCTTTCCTTTGATCTCATTCAGCTCCCAATCCTGCCATGTCTCCATGTGCAATAGCTTCGAGTAGCGCCTTCTGATTCTCTTATTAACATACTCACACCTGTCATGGAGTGTCTCGAAGAACAGATCAGAAAGTATCGAGTTGCACTCATGGCATGATGGAGTTGTGATGCCAACAGAAGCTCCGCATTTTCCGTTTCTATTCTCAAGAGATAACATCGAGAACGGAATCGCATGGTCCCGATCGGTTGGTTCGGTTCCGCAGTAGAAGCAAGTGGACCACGATCCGAAACGGAAGTTGTTGGGCACCCAAGACTCAAGTTTGGCCAGCAATTCCTTGCTCGGCTCGGTCGTTTTGACGTTTGAGAACTTCATCACGAGCATTTGAGGCTCTGAACATGGATTTGCAAGCGGCAAAACACCATCTCGGAGCCCCGTCCTTTCTGGCGGTCCGGATCGCCTTTGTGAATGCGCATTCGATTCCACCCCTCCGACGCACTGGCGACCCCTTTCCGCTCCAGCGCTGGGCATCCATATCCATCCATCGGACCAGCCATTCCGGTTTCAGTGCTCCGATACCCCTACCTCCTACCCTCCGGATCCACTGCTTCCGAGTTTCGCAATCCAGAATCAGGGGTTCTCAAAAATTGCCGCCGAGCGCGGGGCGTCTTAAAACGCCCCCGCAGCGTCTCGGCGATGCTATTTTTGACTCCCTTTTAAGGGAGTAGTAAGACTCCCTTTTAGGGGAGATAGCGGGGGAGGCAGATAAGGTTCTGGTGCCACGATTACGGTTTACTTCTGCTTCCTTGACATGCGTCCTGATGGAAGCTACTTTGGTTCCACCATGAGTTATCTAGAGAATGGTTCCACCCTCCGCGCCATGTTCCGCCTGATGCCGCCGATGAGGCACGACATCGACCCGAGCCGATCCGAGGTTCTGGCCTACATAATGGACAACCTCCGATGCGATCTCGGGAAGTCGATCCGCTCGTTCAATTCGATGCGGAACATAAAGAGCGGCGTATTGATATATGATCGTATCCATCGCCAGTGGCGTGGTTGTGATTGGGTTCCCGCCGAGGAGGTTGATAAGGTATCAATGCTGTTAGCAATGATCACTGAGATGAAGCGTGATATATCATCTCTGAGGTCTGAGGACCGCAAGCTGAGGCATATGATCAGTACGATGCGCCGGCGGAAGGGTTCGAGGGATGTGGCCGACTCCGATGTTGAGGCTCAGGAACAGAAAAGCTCCCCGGATGTGGATCCTAAGGAGCTCGAGCGTAAGAAGAGGGAAGAGGAAGATGCGGCTTACGATAAGTCTTCCAAGGAGTTTTGGGGTGCTATCCTCGCCGAAATGAACGACGAGCCGGTGGCTTCGGCTGCTTCAACTCGGCCCCGGTCATCACCATCGGATTCCACTGCTCCCACACAATCCCACTTGGAGAATGCTGAAGATGTAGTGAGTTAGCATCCAGCCTTGATCCGCGCTTGCAGAAGGCCAGTTGGAACCGACGGGGCTTCGACTGGCCTACTTCTACCAAGACGGCGATCTCCCGAGCCCAGTTGGCGAGTTCGCTGGATCCGAACCCGGAGTGGGCGAGTTCCATGGTGGTCATGGGCTCGCCGTCCTTCCGCTGGGCTTTGGAGATGTGGTGCATCCAGATCCAAGCGACCTTGGTCTGGTGGAGGATGGGCTGGAGTTTGTTCCTCAAGAACACGCTGACCTCGCCCTGGTCGCTGAGGTCTCCCCCGAAGTAGGAGAAGAGCGGGTCACCGATGATGACATCGAGCTTCGATCGGGTGATGAATCTCTTCGCGTAGGCCAGGAATGCGTCACCGGTGCGG